GCTTTTTAGTGAGCCAGCCCACTCACACATGCTTTACAATCTCTTTCATCACAACGTCGAAACCAATACGTCCCCATTAATCAAATTTAAATGAACGATTTTGTCAATTATTTTTTTTACATCAAATTAGTTTGTTAATCAAAAATCAAAAAATCTTAACAATAAAACTTACTTGATCATATTAATACATTTATAAAAACATGTCAAATAAAAAATAATAAAAAATGTTAGAAGAATTGATTGTGAGAGAGCTTTAGGTTTTATGAGGGTTTAGGTATTAGTTAGACTTATATTGTTGTATAGGGTAACTGTCTTGTAGCTGATGCTTTCTTATATATTTATTTCTAGCTTCAACTGCATCATAAAGCTCAGTGTAATTTCCTAAACTTATAACTTTACCTTTTATCGCAATTCTAGAAATCCATTTTTTATCCCTAGTTGACCAAGATACACCTTTATAACCTGATTTATTATCCATACGTTTATTTGTATTTAAGGTATTTAATCTCGATGGTATATATCTACAATTTGAAGGTTCATAATTTTTATTACTATCTATTCGATCTATTGTTAAATCTTTTCTCCAACCATTTTCCATTGACCAATCATAAAATGACTTAAAATTATTTAACCACTCATCACACATTTTTATTCCACGACCACCATATCTATGATAGAAATCATTTTTTTTGTTATAACATCTCTGTTTCATAGAATCCCATTTTTTATAAAGAATATGATTAGTTAATCCATGTCTTTTTAATTTTGGTTTAAATTTACAATTATTAGGTTCAAAGTCACCTGATTTATCAATACGTGTTAATTGCATATCATTTGTAAAACCATTTTCCATACACCAATTATAAAAAGATAAAAAATCATCTTCCCAATCTTTAAACATTTTAATACCTTTAGCACCACGAGAAGAATAATTAGCATTATTTGGGTTATTGCAACTTTGTTTAATAGTGTCCCACCTCATATATAATGGGTGTTTATGTAGACCATGTTTTTTAGGTTTACGTATATTTTCAGCATTTAAGCAACCACAAGATTTAGCTCGTTTACGTAAACTATCTACTCTAAATATTTTCTCATTACCACAATCACATTTACATAAAAACCTCCTAACCATTGCACCAGATGGTTCTCTAACACCATCAACTTCTTCAACTACTAATAATCTTCCAAAACGCTTGTTAATCAAATCTAATTTTTTAGGCATTATAATTCTCCTTATAAATACCAGTGAATAATATATCAAGGGCTTGTTAAGTTTATATGCAAAGGTAGCTTAACAAGCCCTTTCTTTTATAATATTACACCTATATTTTAATAAATCAACTTTTTTATGGGTTTTTTTACAACATTATACACCTAAGTAGGGTTTTTAAACATCAATACAATCTTAGCAACATAAGGGCATATAGAAATCAGATATGTTTGATCTTTTTAATAAAATAACAATAATATTAAGTAGTTAGCGTAATATTAATCTCACATTACACAATATTAAGCAAGATATTATTTCCAATAAAAAAGGGCTACCCGAAAGTAGCCCAATAAATCGATTAATAATAAAAACCTAATTAATTAGGTAAATTATTTACTGTTATTTTACGAAGAAAATTTTCCGCCCCATAAGGATTTTCCTGAATGGCATAACGAGTACCAAAAATTATGTTTGGTTGTCCAGAATCAGGATCTCTTACCTCAATGCTTTCAACTGGAATGTAAGGGCAGAAGTAAAAAGGTGCTTTCCATTCTGCTTCTGGTCTTCCTGACATATCTTTGTAACCAAGATAAATAACATTGTCATCTTCGAAAAGATCTACAAATACTCTCCATCTACCAACAAGTACACCCATAAAAGCATTGAGGGTTGGATCAAGAATTTTATTAGGAAGCATTGATCTATCAATAAATCCAAAAATATCAAGTGTTCCAAAAGTTTCAACATCAGTTACAATCCAGTTTGCGAATCCCATCATAGATGCTCTTGCTACATTACCTGATTCTCTTGAAAGAGTTGCAAGCAGAGATTCCACTTTTTGTTTCTGTGAAAGACCTGTTGCTGTAGAATAATCCCAAGGAATAATTCCACCAGTAGCAGCAGCTGTTTTCATCTGTGAAAGCATATCTTGATTTAATTCAAGTGCAAATTCCTGAGATGCGATTCCGCTAAATATTTCAGCCGCATCTTTTTTGTGTAATTTCTGAAGATCCTGTCTCATTTCTTCAGAATATTTTGCTTTCAATTTTTTAGTTTCGGCTGTTACAGTGATTTTCTCAATATTGATTGTGATCTGTTTGATATTTGCACTTGCAATTTCACCGGCATAAACAGTTGAGAAAGCGGCATAATCAGTGAAAACCTGTTTGTAACCCTGAACATTGTCAGTTACATAACTAATACTTGCAGATGGGGATGAATAAACTGCGGCATCATCAACATTTTCTCCTTCTACGAAAGTACCAGAAGTAACTTTTACAAGAAGTTTTGTTCCTTCTGCATAAACAACAGCACCAACAGCACCAGATGTTTCACCAACAATTGCTGTATTCTGTGTTGCAAAGTCTGTACCAACAGAAACGATCATAATAACACCGTTTGATTTTTTTACTCCTGTAGGTGCATTATCATCACCACCGTATGCTCTCCAAAGAGAGAATATCATACCAGTAGGTCCTTCCAGCATCTGTACACCAAAAATATCCAAACCAATAACAGCAGGATAACCTCTTTCAACGAGTTTGAAGAGGAATTTGTCGTAACCAGCTACTTCACCAGTAACTGTTCTTTCTTCTAATAGAGCAACCTGAGAACCAAGAATCTGAGCCATAACGCCCCTTTTTTCCTGTGGAATCTTTGATTCTTCAAGAGTTACCTTAAAGTCCTCAATGTGTTCTTCGATTAATTTTCCATAAATCATCTCATTTCTCCTTTTAAGTTATACTTACGGTTTAATTATCTATATTTTCTTTCAAGATCTGACATATAAACTTTTTCGTCTGCAAAAACACCCGCATCCTTTTTGCCTTCTTCAACTACTATCATTTTTTTCATACTTTCAATTGTCTCTTTAAAAGTATCAGCACTTTCAAAAACTAATGCATTAGATAATTTTTCAAATCTAATTTTATTTGCATCATTCATATCTTTTACAGCTTCCTCAATAATATCTTCTTTAATCTTTTTTATTGATTCTTCACTACTCTTATTTATAAGAGTTGACATGCTTTCTGTTAGAACTGACATGTTTTTAGTCATAATAGCTAATGCATCTTTAAGTTCATCAATATCTTCTTTTACATTAACCTGAGCTTTTGATTTACCATCTACATGATCTCCAATATCAGATACTTTGTCTGATACTGTTGTGTCTGATTTATCACTACCAGCAAGAAGATCATCATTGTTAAGCATAGATTTAAATTTTTCTTCACCTTCTGGCATAAGTTTAATGTTAAACATTTTCTCATAACCATCTTTAGCGTCAGCCCAAGCCATTGCATTTGATCTTTCTTTAAAAATTCTGTAAGCATTATCACTAACAGTATCAACAGATTTACCTTCACCGTTGAGTACTATTTCATTGTTGATTTTTGCTTTAAATGATTCTTCACCCTCTGGTACTATTTTGATATTAAACATCTTTTCAAATACAGCTTTAGCTTCAGAATATGTCATAACTTTGTGTTTGTTTTTCTCAGCAAAGTCTTTATACATATCATCACTAATAGTTGTATTAGCACCACCAAAGTTAGGATCTTTTGGTTCCTTTTCCTTGCCTTTAGGTTCAGTACCTTTAGCTGGATAATTTTTAGTTTTCATTGCTCCCTCCTCAAGGGTTTCATCATTAATATAATTTAATTCTTCTTGTGTTAAAGTTTTTTCTTCTTTCACAAAATAAACATTTAAACCATATTTAGCAAGATTCTCAACAAATCTCTCCATGATATAAGCATATCTTGTCTCTGTTGTATATGGTTTTATATCTTCTTTAATTGTTGATAGTACACCTGATAGATTATCACCTTTCATAACATCAAGGCTTTTTTCTGATAAATACTCAACAATGTTTGTTGATAGAGATGAATTTATTTTTTCATTAATTTGCTCATCATAATTAATACTTTCATTAGATGTTTTGTAATCATTTGCATCTTTATATCCACGTCTATAACCTTTACCATAACCGCTCTCATCTTCATCGGTTACTGATGGATCTTCTCCATTCATTTTATCTTTATGACCAGCATCATAACCTTTTTTATAATCAGCTTCCTCTACACCCTCTGGTCTTTTTACAGACTCTTTAACGATTTTCTTTTTTGATTTTTTGTCATCATTATCTTTGTCATCATCTTCATTATCTTTGTCATCATCAACTGATTCTTTAGTTGATAAAGGTGTTTTCTTTTTATCTGGATTATCACTTACTGTGTCCTCATCACCTGTTACTGGTTTTACTTTTCCATTTAAAGGTTCAGCATATGTTTCAGGGTCAGTATGTTCTTTATCTTTTTTAGCTCTATTAAAGCCTTCCATAATACCTTTACCATAATCTGTTTCCAGCTCTTCTTTTGTTAAAACAGGTGCGTCTGGAAATGCTTTTTGACCAACCTGTAAACCATCATCAAAGGTTTGACCTGTTACTGCTCCACCTAAATAAAGCTGTGCTTTGCCTTCAAGCCATGATTTAAAATCACCCATAGTATGACCCTCAGAGCCATTAACTATAAATGTATCAAGTCTTTCCTCATCATATTGACGTATTGTTACAACATATGCGTCATCACCAAAATTAGAATCTAATATCTGATAATCAAATTCAGAATTTTTTTCTTTTAATGGTTTAAGTAGATTCAAAATAGCAACATGAGTAGCAGATGCGCCTTCTGGATCAGCTGTATTTGAAACCTCTCCTACTTCTTCTCCTTCTTCAAGTACCATACCTTCATTAACTTTTTCAACCATTGCTTCACAAAAAGCAATGTAAGATTCTTCATTAATCTCAGTAAGATTTTCTTCAACAAAACTTAAAATAGCTTCTGGATTTTTATTCTCGATTGATTCAAGAAGTTTATCCTTAAATAGAGAATGCTGTTCTACAGTAAATTTTGCATCTTCTAAGATCTTTTTAATTGTAATTTTCATCTTTCGATCTCCTTAGATTTTCATTTTAAGTATATCATCATATATTTTATTTATAACGTCTTTTAACCCATTCTTTGGAGTTCTATGTAATAAATATTTTGATTCTTCAATTATTTGAGTTGCATATACTGACTGCATTAAATCAACACTCTCAAAAATCATATTCATGACATCTTCTTTAATATATGTTGGTATTGCAGATGGTGCAGAATTATTCCAAACAACGTCTGCTGGTGTAATTAATTTTAAATCTTCTACAATAACCATATCTTTTGTTTTAAGAAGTTTACCTGCGGCACGACTTGATGTTGCTATCTGTATACCATGATCCATATGACCAATAACCAATAAACCTAAACCATATGGTAAAACCTGTGATTTATGTCTGAAATCGTTTGTCTCACCAATTCTTTCATACTCAAGAATTTTTATAGCAATTCTCTCAGGATTTATTGATAATTCACCACTATGATTTAATTCTCCTACAGCTCTACCATTTTGAATTTCTGTTTGATATGACTCAGCTTCTCTTATCATTGGATCGAGCTTATAAAATCTCTTATTACGATTTAAAAATTCAGCCTGAGTAGCAACCCCCTCAAGTATATATTTCTTACCGTCATCATCATTTTCAATCTTTGTTTCAGTTATTTTAGATTCTTCTGTACAGACCCAAACATCACTGTTATCTATTTTTTTAGCATTGGTATTTTCCATAATACACCCCATTAATATTTAATATCTTCATTATAATCATCTTTTGGTATAAGCCCCAATTTAATCTTTAAATGTCTCTCATTTGCAAGACGTATAAGATTTGATTTACGTTCCTCTTTTATTTTTATAACCTCATCAGGTGTCATATTAAAAACAGTTTCATAAAACCAATCAAGACTCTGATAACCATCCTCGACAATCTCTTTAGCTTGTGGATATTTATCAAAAATACCCATTAGCTCCTGATATTTTTTATGTTCTTCATATTTATTGTCATTATTATAATCATATTGAATTAATGGTACCAAACGCTTCCAATCTTCAATACCAATTTTATTCTGAGCTATTAGATCAACTTTCATTAATCCATTAAATATTGGTCGTATTGATCTTTTTCTTTCTTTTTTAATAAATTTAAAAAAGTCTAATTCTTCTCTATCAATTTCATCTTTACGACTTGAGAAATTAAAAGCCTTTTGTTCCTCAAATCTTGAAACAGGTACATTTAAACTACGTATACCTTTTCTTTCAAAATAACTAATGTCGGATATATCTGACATTGGAGCTGATCCTCTTAATATATCAACCTCATGACCTTCACCCTGTTGTTTTGAAAACCAAAAATTCTCCATTAATGCTAATGATGATGTATCACCTCTAATTTCACCAGTTGTACCATCTATATAAAATCTATTACGATATTGTCGCATTAGATTACGCATATATTGTTCACCCATATTTTTATCAAGATTTTTTGTATCTATTTTAAATACAAATCTCTCTGGGCTTCTGGACATACGTGATATAACTAAACTATTTTCCATCATTTTAAGAGATGATATTGGTCTTATTGCTTTATTTAAAGGACCTATTATTAATCCTTCTTTACCAATCATACCACTATCAATAAAAAGAACAAACTCAACTGGTATATCTACGAATTTTTCAGCTTTTTCTCTAACGTCATGCTTCTTAAAAGTATATCTATAGTAAAGTAAACCATCTTCTTTTTTAATTTTCTTAATACGTAAAGGATCTAACCAATATACATTTTTAAGACCAACACCAATTTCAAAATCCATATACAAATATAATCTTGCGTCAACATACCATCTTCTAAATAACATTTCACCTTCAACTGAAAAATTTAGAATGTTATATACACGATCAAATGAAGCTAATGTCTCATCTCTCAAATAACTTAAAACATAATCTTCAATAATATTTGATTCTTTTTTAATCTTTATTTTTACTGGTTCATCCTCATCCGAAACTATAGCTTCATTTGTGATAATATCTATTGCATGCTCAACCTCTGTAATCTCTGCATATTCTCGATATTTATTAATTAATTCTTTACTATTATGTAGATTTTTTTCATGTACACCATTAGAAAAAAAAGAGAAAAAATTAGCTCCATTATCAAGTATATATTCTTTATTCTGTTCATCTTTTAACATTCTCTCAACAGAATGCCTAAATGTTAGATAACTCCCTGATCTAACATCTCTTGATCTTCTTGATACCATATTTTAACCTATTAATAATTCATATCGATATTATTTATATCTATTTAAAACTCCAATCTGAATCAGCATATTTTATATAGTTTCTTTCAACCTCAGCATAAATCTCTTTAGCCGTTTTACGTTTAAATACAGGTGCAAATGTCATATTTAATTCTTGGTATTTATCTAATTCACCCATATTTAATTTAAATATACGACTGGCAATATGATTTGGTAAATATGATCTAACACATACTTTTAAAACAGAGTTTTTATGAGATCCTAAAAACTGATTCATATAAGTTTCACCCCAACGTTGTAGTAATTTTTGATCAACTTCATCTAAATTAACTTCATGTTTGGTGTTTAAACTATAATATGTTCGAACTCTATTTTTTAGATATTTAATATAATTCTTAATAAAAATTTTTCTATTTGCTGGCTTTAAATAATGTAAATTAAAAGCAAAAATTCTACCTTTATCAAAAGTTATTGGTATATATAAAGGGAACTCATCATAAAAAGGTAATTTTTGAGGATCATCTTTATATTTAGGTATATAGATATGTGCATATATATTTGCAATACTGAGTTTTTTTAGACCTCGACCCATAGGTGAAAATGATGTACGTGCAATCTTTATATCTTTTTTTAATTTTCGATCACTACGTTTTTCAATATTACCTTTCGCATCTCTAACAATATCATGAAAAAGAGACCAAAAATATGATCGTGATTTATCACTACTATTTTTCAATTATACCAACCTCTTTCAATGTATAATAATAAAATCTATTATCACTATAATCAACTAAATAAAAATACATGCCGTTATTTATAGCATATGTGTTCGCTGATAACCATTTAGCTTTATTTAAATTATATACTAAAAGATCCTTCATAAAACCCTTTGGGCTATTAAATCTTTTTTGTTTATTAGGAGGGAACATTTGTTTTTTAGGTTTTATTTCAACTAACATTTTAAAAACCCCACCATCCTTTTTTTTATGTTTAACATAAAAATCAATTTTATACCTACGCACTTTTTTTGTAATGGGATCGTAATATCTAACCATTTTTCTTTCATAAGACCATTTTATAACATCAGGATTGTAATCACAAAAAACCATATAATTTAATTCCCATGATGATAGGAATCTCAATTTAAAAGAAGCCCCATCATATTTTGAAATATTTTGTATGTTGTAAAATCCTTTTTTAGCCATATATTTATTTATATGGATTATTTTTTAGATTATTTTATATGATTGTTTATCAAAAGATTCAAAAAGATGATCATATTCCGTTGATCTATAACTATTTTTTTGAGCGAAATAAAATTCTTTAGCTTCCTCATTATTTAAAATTGAATTGACAGGGTAAAGATATAAATTACCTATCATTACACCAGAGTTAATAATATTTGGTAAATTTATATCAACAATATAATATTCTTTGTTTAGTAAATTACATTGGGCGACTATTTGTTTTGGAACCATATAAAGTCTATCATCAAGATCTTTTATAAAAACCTTTTGACCTATAACATATTTAAAATTCATATTAGCTTACCTTTAAGGATTATTAATTCTTTTATATAAACCTGTTTAATATCTATGTTTTTATATTTTTTTATGAGATCAGCATTTTTTATAATCTTATTTTCTAATTCTGATATATGTTCATCAGTTAATCTATATATCGGTATATTTAAAAATGATTCAATGTAATCAGCATTATCAATAATATCTTTAAAATCTTTTTTCGTAACCTTTAATTTTAATTTGGATATTAATTTAATAGCTTTTTTAATAAATGTTATTTTTGACACTAAAAATAACACATCTTTTTGAAGATCTATTATTAATTGCTTATATCTATTCTTATATATCGATAATCTATAATCTATGAAATCATCAATAATATCAAAAATATTTTCATAAACTTTTAATTTACCATCTTTTATGCAGGTTAGATTATAATTTACATATTGATATAATTTTAAAGTTTTTATGATATCGATATTTTCAATATTATTTTTAAATCTAATCTCAATATTGAAATTATCACCCTGACTATTATCAATATAAGATGTAATTAGATCTTTATCCTCTAACTCATTTAATATTTTTATATATTTTGGTCTATCATATTGAGGTGGTAATTCAATTATATTTATTTTTTGTTTACCTTTTATTTCAAATTTACCAGCAATATAAATTCGATTCAGATCAACTCTCTCTATATCAAGATTCATATTTCGCCAAAAAGGTAATATATCATTAGTTTTTTTACCTTTTAAATGACGTATAATATAATTAATCAAATCAAGTGGGTTATGAGGTGGTATATTCGTTGCGTGTCCAAGCCCTATACCACTTTTTTGATTTACTAATATCATTGGTATAATTGGGTAATAAAACTTTGGCTCCTTAGCCATTTGATCATCTGATGACTCATGCAAAAAATCATCCATAAAAATATAATCTGAAATTTTATTATATTTAATCTTAATATATCTTGCTGATGCTGATTCTCTAAATTGGCGATTACCAAAATTTCCATAACCAATTAATAAATTTATATTATTATTGGATGCAATAAAATCAGTAGCCATATTTACGGCCGCATCAAAAGAAGATTTATCACCATGATGATAACCGCTTTCAGTTACACCACCAATTAATTTTAACATTGGTTGAAAATTATCTCTCATTTGTTTCTGAGCAACATAAAAAATCTTTCTTTGTACTGGTATCATACCATCTTCGAATGATGGTATACCTCGATTATATAAAGTATAATAACCATGATTTCGATATTCCTTATCAACAAAATCAACAATATCAATTACTTCATTCATGATGATATAACCTCATAATCCTTTTCAGGTTCAGGTATAATTGCATCAAACACTTTTTTATAATCTTCAATTGTATTTGTACTGATGAACAAACGATAAGTTTTATCTAATTTTTCAAATGATGTTGGGTAATAAAAATCTAAAAATTTTAATAATTTTAAATTATTCTTATTTATATCATGCCTTATTCTCTGACCAGTTTTATCAAATGAAAAAGCCATTGACCGCAATGGTTCGATTATCGGTTCCTTACTAAAATCATCATAGAGTATCTTGTCAACAACAGCAAACACATCATGTAGCTTATCACCATCATGTAGACCTATTATATCAACTCCAAATTCAGTACTCCAACCAACCATTATACGCATTTTATCATAATCTGACATTTTTTATCTCCTTTTTGTTTTCCATGTACTTTTCCAATTTAAACCTAATTCTTTCATACAATCGAGCATTATTTTTGCAAAAATACGATTGAACTGAGCATTATAATCCACATATTTAATCAAATTAAATTCTTCATATAATTTCTCATCAAAAGCAATATATTTTATACCCACACTATTAGGCTCTTTAAGAAATATAAATTTTGCCTTTGAACCTTCTATGATTTTCTTATCTTCACCCAAATCATACTTATCAATTAAATTATTGTAAACTATAGCACCTTTGGCATTTTCATGTGTACCACCATCTTTACCTTGATTATAATTACGTAAATCCTTTTTCCAATTACTACGTTGTCGCTTTTTATCATTGATGTTTTTATCAATATAATTAACGTTCGATGATATAGCTATATCTCTATAATCATAAGTATTAAACTCTTTTTTAAAAGCCTTTAAAATCGAATAAAGTTCTCTACCACTTTTACGATCGAGTATCATTTTAATCATATCTTTCATTTTTGGCTTAACACAATCAGGTATTGAACTCTTTACAATTGGAAACCCAACAATTTTAATCTTAGGCTCTTTATAGTATTTAATCTTTTCATCAGAATAAATTCTCAAAGCATAGTATCTCTTATTTTGCCAAAATGATCTATCTGCAATAACCTCTCTACCCATATGCATTTTATTTTCAAAGGCATGACATCTATCAGCCAAAACACTATAGCCACGACTTAGTTCCTTTGTAATAACATTATCAGCATAATCAAATAACCAATTAATAGTTTCCTCATGGGTCATATTTTTATATTTTTTATCTACAACAGGCGATAAACATAAATACATAGAGTCAGTTGATGAACCTACAACAAAATCATGATCTTTTATATCACATTCCTCATTCAAAAAATCATTAATCCAATTAATGATAAACCTAATTGAAAGCTGACCAGCAGATGTAATAGACTCACCTATGAAAGAATTATAATATCTAAAATTTTTCTCCAAGAAAGCACCATAAAATGAATTTAGAAAAATCTTTAAAACATATTGCTCATTGTTTAATATATCAGCTTCTATTTTCATTTTTTTAATCTTTTGTTTATCTGTCTCATTTTGCATTAAGTTATAAAGCTCGTTAGCTTTCTTTTGAAAAACTTTACGATCTTTATATATACTTTCCATAATTATAGGTGCAATACCTCTAATATCTGATCTAAAAAACGATCCAGATGGTGTCATTATTAAATTATGTGACGCTATATAAGCATAATCAATCTTATTTTCTAGTGTAAGATCAACACCATTAGAATGAGGGAATGGTTCAATATGATCTACTTTTTCTCTAGCCATCTCAGCATATTGTATTAATTTTTTATCTTTAATTTTCTCTAAAGGAATATATGTCTCAGGACTAATGTTATATTGCATAATTAAATGAGGATAAAGAGAATTAAGGTCAAATGATGTAACCCAATCATATATATTTGGTATTGGTTGTTTATTATAAGCACCCTCAATACTTCTTGGTTCAACATGTATAATTGGTGGTATAATTAGATTTAAGTTTTTAAGATAAACCGATAAATAACCATCCCATAAAATCGTATTATGTTCAAACTGTTTAAATGGTAAAGAACATAAATGTACCATACCAAATGCAGTTGATATATAACTTAACTTTTTATCCATCAAATATAATAAATCAGTATCTACAATATTATATTCAAAATATATTTGAGGTCGATTATGATAAAAATCCCAAAATGACTCCTCATGTTCAATTTTAGTATGACCTAGTTCTAATTTAGCAACATCTTTTAACTTCCAACTTGGCTTCTCACCACGAGTATATTTTTTATATACGTTCATATAGTCAATAAGAGTTATACCAACAATATCATATGATGGTACATAATTACCTCTCAAATCCTTATGTCTAGTTTTACGTATTGTTTTAAATGGTGATAACTCTTTTAGTTTGTCTTCACTAAATAACTTAATGATGCGATTAAAAATATAAGGCATATCATATAGTTCACTATTATAACCAACAAAGGTATCAATATTTGTCTCAGAAACCCATTTAATAAAGGAATTTAATAATTCTCTCTCATCAACAAATTCTTCATATATTATATTTTTGGTGTATGCTAAATAATCGAGCATATCTTTATAGTATTTTGTTTTTTCTTTATCTTTTTTAAACTCTTTTATTTTTTCTTTAATATGTAATTTAGTCTCTTTAAATTTTTTAAACTCTGACATCTCAGGATATCGATTTAAAAACATCTTAAATTTACGAAATATTTGTCTTTGTTTTTTATACTTATGCATACTATCCGTACGCAAGCCCCAAAGCCTTGTTTCCCTATCAGTTGATCTAACAACACATATAGCAGTAATTGGGTATTTAACATTAATTGCGTCTGGGAATTCTTTAAATGATAAAACCTCAATATCTATAAAATAATGACTTAACAAAGCAAAATTCTTATTCAAAGATAGTTTTTTACGTTGTATATATTGATTTACTATAGCTTGAGATCCTAGATGACCATAAACTCTATTCTCTCCGATCTCTTTAATGTAATCCTTATAATCATAAATATTATTAAATTTTACTTTCTTTAGATTTTCATCAGTTATAAATCCTTTAAATTTAGACACACCTTGATCTTTAATATATAAAGATGGTTTAAATTTTGTATCTTTTATAAGCGTATATTTACCATCTTCATCATATTTTTTACAAAATACATTATTACCAATATTTCTAATATATGAGTACATTATTTTTTAACCTTATTTTCTTTAATTTTATAATTATTTAACCAAGCTTGCACCATATCATCACCACCAATTAATTGCCTTATATCTATTTCCTCAGATATTTCAGATAATGATTTTTTTGCATATTTTTGCATATTAACAATACGTGGATCATTGCGATCAATTGTTTCTTTGCAATGTATATATGGATGATATAATTTGGTTTGAGTAATCTCAGACTCAATCATTTTTAAAATTGATATTGGTTTAACTTTACGAGCAAAAACCAAACTAGCATATAAAGCCAAACGTTCCGTTTTTGGAGACATGCCCAAATAATTAATTAATGGAAATAAAACACCATTATTATTTATTTTACAATATCGAAGTGAGAATTTTTCATTTTTAGTTATCTCAACAACATGTTCAATCTTTGATAAATCATAACCTTTGGTTTTATATTTACTTAAATCAACTTTACGATCTTTTAGATCATTTAAAGCTTCCTCAAAAGTTACATAACCAGTTGTTATATAGTATTTTGCTTTGTTTGTTTTCTTATTAACCGACTTAGAAAAAATACCATAAAAATTTACACCATTATCTATTATCTTACTATATTTACGTAATTGTAATAAAACAAGTAATTCAAAAGGTGATATTGTATACTCTTTTAATTCAAAATTAGGTAATAAAGTATTACCTCGAAAATCTCTAACTTTGCGCATAAAAATGTACCTCTTAACAACAAATAAACTCTTTATATTATATTTATAATTTAAAATCAAACATAATATGATCTTTCTTTAAAAACTCTCACTCGATTATTGAGTTCAAAAATAGCATTAAAACCATAATATGTATTTCTTTCAAAATATGATATAAAATCATCATCATTCCAACCTTTTTGTTTTAAATCATTTATATCTTTTTCTTTCATTTCAACATCCCATATCATTAAACCAAAACCCATATCTATTACCTTTAATGCGCTTTCATATAAGTTCTTATTATCATATTCATTATCAAAAACATATATTATATTTCTTAAATTAATATTTTTTGGAATATTTTCAAATTTTAAATTCAAAGATAACATAGCCAAAATTTGTCTATCTTTTGAGAAAGATAATTTGTCATATATACCTTCCAATATATAAACCTTTTTATTAAAATCTACTTTATTTATTCCTAAAAATTCAATAGTGATATCATCAACTGTTAAATTAAAAAATCTTTGATATGATGTAGAATCTAAATTTCTAATTGCGAATCCATATAATAAATTCTCATGATTATAAAATGGGTAAAGTAAACCCTCAATATTTACTGATTTATCTATATATTTTTTACTCTTAAAGATCTTTTTAAAAAAAGCATATGGATCACCACTAAAATAATAAATTTTTTTCCAGTGCCTTTTTGGTATTTGCCTTTTAGATAAATATAGTGCTGGTATACTATTTTCCATATAATCAGAAACAGGATGTAAATAATCAGTAATTTTCTTTATTTTTATTTTCTTTTTTATAGGTAATGTTATTTTTTTACTTCTTTTATTACCACCTTTAATAACCTCATTAAAATTAGAATCTTTAATTTCTTTTAATAACTCATAATACATAGACTCGTTTAATGTTTTAATAAACTGAGGGAAACTTAATTTAGTACCACATTTATGACAATAAAATTTTGGATAATCACTATCAACAGCTAATATATAAGCACGACCATTTGATTTATGACTCTGAAGATCACCACACCCAACTAATGGACATTTAAAATAAAAATGATTTCTTGTCTTTTTAAATCGTTTAAGATTTAAACGATCTAGGTATTTCAAAACAATATATCTATTCATCAACTGCCATATCAGAATAATTATATTTTAAACCCTTTACAAGACTACCAATAGAATGATCATCTAAACTCTGTTCCTGATTTGTATTTTCAAATTGATAAATCTTACGTTTACGCATATCTAATCGAGTTGTCTCATATTTTTTATCGTCATTTATAACTTGTATGAAATAATTATAATGACATGATGTTAACCACGAAAAACCCTCTCTACCAATATTTACATCAAATGTATAAAAATACCCATAATAATACATCCTCTCTATACTATGTGATAGCATCTCATACTTTAATTCTTTAGTTTTAGATCTAAATTTAGGTGATTTTAATAATTCTTTACCAGCTTTATAATAATCTATTATTAATTCATCTTTTAATAATCGCAATTGTTTTTCATACTCTTTATAAATTGGACAATTTTCTTTTCTATCATCAGGAAAGGCTTTTAAAAAATAATGAATGTTTCTATATCTCTCTAATTTTAAAGTAATGATGGTTTTATTTAGATAATGATTTTTCTTAGTATCATTTACTTTTTTCTTTTTAATAATCTTATATTCATCTGGAACACTAGATTGTTTTTTATTTTCTTGTTTTGCCTTTTCCTTTTTTTCTTTTTTTAATTCTAATTTCCAAGCAGGAATTCTTTTACGACTTTTTTTATTTGCCATTTAATTTACCCTCCAACCACAACTTACGATATGAAGCATCATCTGAAAATATTTTTTCTATATAGCTCGATGTAATATCAGATATTTGGATTTTCTTATATCTTGGATTAAAAATTATATCCCTATATTGATTTTCATCGTAAGTACCCAAACCTTTATAATAATTAATATCAAAACCTACTAAATCAGCATTAATAAAATCATCATAATTATAAAATATCTTTTCTGTTTTTTTATTTTTAGCAATAACCAAAGGCGCACTAACAATACGTAATCTACCTTTGGTTATTATATCTGGGAAAAATTTGTAAAAAAACAAAATTAATAACATTGCTATATGTTGTCCATCGGTATCATTATCAACCAAAAGATATATATTCTTAAAATTTATTTTATTTAAATAATTATCGTCTCTAAGATCAACACCCAAAACTAAAAGTAAATCATTAACTTTTTTACTTTGACGTACTTTTAACTCACGCATATTAATTACATTAATAAACTTGCCACCCAATGCATAAAATGCATGTTTCTTATTATCTCGTACTTTTAAGCCCATACCTATAGCAGAGTCACCCTCAGCAATAAAAAGATCACCTTCCCCTTTTTTATGCTTTTCAATACGTATAAATTTATCTAAATTTTTTAAATTTCTCTTTTTCTCAATCTTAATTATTTTTGTTATCTCTTTCTCTTCTGCAACACTATTATATTGAGATGCTAAATTATAAAACAATGTTTCATTGTGCTGAAAATAATTATTTAAAAATTCACATATTTTAACAATATGATCTTTCATAATATTATTATATTCGATGATTGATATGGTAATTTTAGACTTATATTGTCCAATAAAATTTGGACTTAAAATACCATTTATAGAAAATAAAATATAAAATTCTTTTTGTATCAATGATGGTTTTAAGTCAACTTTGTATTTTTGATTTATTAATTTTCTTAAATAACCATAAACCATTGTAGTCATATTTGATAAATGAGACCCACCATCATATGTATTTACACCATTTGCAAAAGTAATATCAGCTTCGTTATCATTTTTTGAATATAAACCTAATAAAATATTACCATTACGATATACCATACCATTTTTTAAATATTGTGGTAAGCCATATATTATTTCTTCATCATTTAAATATATGCTCATATCATCATATAAAGTTTTTATCTCAATTAACTTCATTTTAATAATATTAAAAATATTATCAAAGGTTAATAATTCAATATTTTTAAATTTTTCCAAATCAATAATAAAATTTAAAGTTGTACCTCTTGTATGAGATCTGCGTCTAAGTAATTTTTCATTAATCTCACTCATATTATTTTCACATTTAAGAACATATTTATTATGATCATTAACAGTCACAACTTTAAATTTCTTAGAAAATAAATTAGTGAGTGATACCCCAACACCGTTCATACCAATACCAGATCTTTGTGTGTCATCAAAGTTTGACCCAGCCATTAATGATGTGAATGCTATTTTAGCAGAGATATCATCATTTATTTTGTCTGTACTTAAACCTCGACCATTATCCTCAATAGTATAAAGAACATGATCTTTTTTATTTTTTATATTTACTTTGAGTATATTACCAAATTTACCTTTAGTTTTTATATATTCATCAATTGCATTATCAATTGGTTCTTGTATTATTTTAAAATACCCATCATTGTAATATATCTCATCATAATATGGTTCATCATCTTCAATAAACCACATATATTTTTTATATGTGGTAATATCACCAATATACATTGATGATCTTTTAAATACATGTTCGACTTGAGATAATTGTTGTATTTTATCTGATTTCATTATAATTCCTTGCAACAAAAAAGTTTTACTTAGTCATTTAAGTAAAACTTACTAAATTTTTTTATTGATGTCAAGATTTATCTTAATTTAAATAGACCAGTTTGTATATCTTTTTTTAGATCAGGTATTTCGTATTTTTTTAAATAATCAAATAATTTATTTCTTGATATTTTTCTGTCTTCCAATATTATATTTTTATTTTCATAAACGTTTAATATCTTCTCAATTATATAATCAGGAATAAAATCAAGACTTATCATTTGCCTATTTTGTTCATATCTTTCTTTATATTGAGATTTTATTTCTTTTAAGTTTTTTCTTCTTGTTTCTTTATCAACATCATCACCAAACCATTGATTGATTTTAGACTCACCTAGACCCTTAGCTCTTTGTGGTTTTCCTGTTTTCTCATTTATGGGTGTATTAGTATAAAAATCTATAGGATTAAAAATATTTGGAACATCATCAGTTGCATCACCCATTAGAATATGTGATATTAAATATAGTTTAGGTTTTTTAACTTTCATAAATTCATTTTTAACAGGATCAAATATTTTAACTGTTTTATATTTTAATAATTGTTTAAAATCCTTATCAGATGATATAATAAAAATATTATGTGTATTATTAAACTCGTTTGTTAATGTGCCTATAATATCATCACCTTCCGCATCTTTTATACTCAACATTGGAATCTCAAACAGATCAGATATCTCATTTGCAATAATGCTCATCTGATCATTAAAACTATCCCAATCAATATTTTCATCTTTATTTTCTTTTCTTCTTTTTTTATAAAAAGGATTTTCTTTTTCTCTCCATGTACCATGATCACAACATAAAATGTAATTTTTTATGTTGATATCATTGTTTTTCTTAAATAATAAAATACTTTTAATAACACCATATCTCACATTTTTATATGCTTCTGTATAATCAACTTTTTTGATATCATTATTCTTTAATAATGATGATTGTCTGGTTACCTCCGGCATAGCATATCTATAAAATATCTGTGAAAAATCAAATAAAACCATACTTTTTTTACTCATAATTTACTCCATAATTTCATAACAACAAATTTATCTAACAAATGTAAATGACTGTTCTAGTAATAATTTTTCAAAATTTATATTTTCTTCAAAACAATAAATAAAATATTTTCCAGAATCAGATGTCTGTAAGCTACTATTATATGGTGCAGTATTTCTTATTTCGACACAATCACCAATTTTTAAATTAGTATTACTAAAACTGTATTTAGCAACTAAAGTATTATTAAAATAATAATCTTCAAGATATAAAGAATTATGTAATGTTTTTATATTATTAATTCTATCTTGAGGATAAAATACATCATTATCTATGCCCTTATTAATATATGATGGTGTTTTTGTATCAACATCAAAATTATATAAAATATAACCAGCCTTTGATGATTGACCATTATATAAATTACGAAATGACCCCTGAATATTATTTGTGCGGTCAGTATCGTTTGTACCTATGACATTACTTAGATCAAACCTAAAAGTACTCGGAGAATTGAGAATAATACCTCTTTCTCTAACATAAATATCGGTATTATTATTACGTTCATATATAAAACTTGGTTCATCACCTAAGTATCTTATAATATTAATATCTTCTAATATATTTGCATTACGACAATAATAAGTATATTTGTTATTATCAGTAATATCTACATTTATATTTAATTCATAATATTTAAAGATTTCATTTAACATCTCTGATTTTGTTTTATTAACAAAAGTTTTATTAAATCTATCATTCATTAAATCATATAAACGATGATCTACTAGATCAAATTTTATATTTTGTATACTTGTGGATTTCTCCAATTCATTTGATGGGATTGCATTTATTTTAAATAAAAACTCACGTGTTTCAAAATAATCTTCCATTAATCCTGTAGCATATGATATTCTAATTGTATCACCACTCTCTATAAATGATGATAATGATTCTTCTGTCTGAATCATAAGTTGCGCAACAGGAAATATGTTTAAGGATGAATGTACTATGTTTAAATATCGACATAATGCAGTAATTTCAATTTCTTTTTTATTGATATTTCTAAGAAAAATACCATTTAATTTAAATCGCCTATTTTGATTACGTCTCTCTATTACCATTTTATTTACTTATAATTATTTTTAACAAACTTAACATTCTCATCCCAACTTTTAGTACCCATTTTTTCAAGTTCAATAAAACTCAAAGACATATCATAAATTGGTTCACCTGATGGTGTTCTTGAAAAATTTACATTCTGAGATGTATCTCCAAAATTAAATGTGCTATCTACTAGACCACAATTATAATAATTTAAAAATGGATCGATTGAAGTCTGTTGATCATTTATATTTGATCCATAACTCGTGAAACTTATAAACCAAGTTGCTGGTGCTGATACTGACCACACATCATCTTTATAATTACCAATTTGTGTGGCTCTAAAAATTTCTCGAATGAGTTTTAAATCTTTTTCTTCTTCCGCATTTTGAGGTTTCATAAGATTATATGTAACACCAAAAGTACGTCTTTCAACACCATCATAAATCATCATATCATGTGGATTTTCCATATATCCATTACCAATAATAGACCGACCTAAAGCTTTCCATTCTTCAGGTGCTGATGATAATATATTAGCTATTCCGCCTAAAGCATTACCAGCCATATTACCTCCAAACATATTTAGAGCATTACCACCCATTTTCATGATTGTTGTAAAATTAGCTAAAGACCACTTAAAGAATTCACCACTAGCCAATAAATCAAGACCATTTATTAACTTATAATTAGATTTTAATGTATCTCTAACTTTATTAATTGGTAAAGTTATACTTCGAACAATTTTACCATCGGGGTCTATTAATTGTTCAGCATAAATAATTCTCTCAGCTTGATCTAATCTATCAATAATTACTTGTTTTTTATCACTATTACCTGTTAAACTATTCTTTAATTTTTCTTTATTAAGCATAAATTGTACGATTTTAGGTACAAACGTAACATATGCTTTACCTTCCAATGGCATATCAGCTATTTTATTTGGATATATTATATCTCTAAACTCTCTTGTTTTTGCCATTTTACCATTCCATTATTTTAATATTATTATTACGACTTTCTTGATATGTGAGTACTTTAAATTTTATATACTCATCCGTAATAAAAATTGTATTTTCCTTACCAGATTGATCTAAATAAACCCACTCTTTTAGATCATCATTATTTATGATTTTGATTAGATCATATTTAACTAATATTTGAGCTATTTTATTACGCAGTCTTAAATTTCTCTCATTTATATTACTATAGTCAGAATGATCTAATGCATACATTTCTGACCAATGTACAATATAATATTTATTGCGTCTATGATATAAGTAACATTCCTGTATATATACATCATCTTTTAGTGTGCATATTCTAGCAATTGTTTCCCTAACTAATCTATAACCATTTTCATTGATAAATTTAATTTCAATAAAATTTGATAATAATAAAAAATCATTTGATTTAGCTTCTATCGTTTTTGAAAACATAAAATCTCTTTTTAACCTCTTCCTCGATATCATCATCTAAAATCAAAGTATTAAAAAAATCTATTTCATTTTCTTCATTTGATTTATTTTCAACTTCTATTTCTTCAAAAGCAAATTCTTTATTTCTGAAGAAATATTTAACGTCAATTGGTTTATAATTCACATTTACATAGTTTATAATTTTATTTATAACATCATTATCATCACTATCTATTGATATTTTAACTTTCTTATTATCAATATTATCAATTACATCAAGCCAATTATCATTATCAAATTCCTTAATATATAATTCAATAAAAATATCATCATGCATATATACTGATTTTAGTTCTCTTTTATTATTTAAAATAAAGGTTTCATGATTTGTACCCTCACCAAATTTTGTTTGATATGGTGATCCCAAGTATACAACATTACGCTTTGTTTGATTTAAATGATAATGACCTGATATTACTTTATCATATTTATTATAAGTAGATCTTTTAAGCTGACTTGATGTCATAATATATTTATCATTAGTCTGAAATCCGCTCAATTCAAAATGACCCAGTAAAATATAATCACTTTTATTATATTTCATTATATCTGATATTATTTTTTCATTATTTTCTTTTGGTATCCATGGACATAAAACAATTTTTTCATCATCTAATACCAAAACATCATCTTGAATGAATCTAACATCACATTTGATCTGATTGCTAGCATACTCAAATATTTCTTTAGCTGAGAATATATCATTAACATTGTGATATGTTGAGTCATGATTTCCCATAATAAAATAAAAGTGATCCACCAATTCCATCATTTTATAATATAATGGTGTGAATATTGCTAAAGATTTATAATGCATATAAGATCTTTTATCACTCCAATCACCCAATATAATAACTCTTTTAATTTTTTGAGTTTCTATTATATCAATCATATTATTTAAATATTTAATCGCATAATGTGTTAGAAAAGTATCGTCATTATGATGTAAATCTGTCATTAATAATGTTTTCATTACCAAGTCCTCTTTTTACGTTTATCAATTTTTTTAATTATTACTTTTTTATTTTGAGATTTACATATATCGATCATATGTGCTGTACCTGTTGATTTACCATCCCAAAAAGCAATAACAACATCACATATATTTGCCATTTGCATATTCCTAACTAATCCTGCTGATTTATCATATTTAACCCAATCAGCTTTATATTCAACAAAATTAATTTTATGTTCATTAGCATATCGCATTGCTAATGTATCAGCTCCTATAGCACCACCACTTATTATTTTTAAAACATTCTTAGTACTAAATATTTTATCTAATATTGCTTCCAAATAACGATAATCTTTAAAAGATCTTGACCCGACTACCGCATAAATTAATGGTTTATTATACATTTTTAAATCTCCTTCATAGCAACAAAATTTATTACCAATTTCTCTTTTTACGATCCTTTTTACTTAACCTAAATACTCTTTTATCCCTAACCTCATTAAATCTTTCATTTATATAATCAGTTGGTATACCCATAGAAGCTCTTTGACCAACAATCCAAAATAAATCACCTTTCTGAATATATGGTATACATTTAGCTTCATAAATTGGATCTAACAAAATATCATTAAAATATGTAAATTCTTCTTTTTTATAATATTCATGATATGGTGAGTCTGATTTAATTAATTGTACTCTTTTTCTCCAATTACGAGGTGCATATTTATCTAATCTTTCTTTTGGATCTGCACCAACTACTATACCAATAACTGGAATATTAATTTTAAGATCAATTAGACCCCATAACACTCCAGCCAAAGACATACCTGATCCAACAGGCATAACAATTCTTTTTATTTGATTTGGAATATGTTTAAGTTGTTTACGAGTTTGATTAATAGCTTCAATAGTTTCCATACCAAAAGGTATTTCTTTATAACCATATTTACGAGCGGCTATTCTTGATCGATTAATTATAACTAAATTATAACCAGCTTCAACTTGATAAACAGTTGCACCATGAACAACTGCTAATTTAACCTCTGGCATTAATTCACCCTCTGGTGTAAAAACAATAGCAGGTATATTTAATCTATTAGCAATCTCCGCAACAATATTAACTTGTGGTGATGATCTACTACCAGCAGTAACTAAACCCTTAGTTTTTTGTGCTAGATACCAACAAGAGCGAACTTTACCACCACATGATTTACCTATTTTAAATAAATCATCTCTTTTAAAATAAATACCATTCCTAAATTCTACTGGTGTTATTTCAATTGGTTCATATATTTTATTTTCCATTAGTTAATGTCCTCAATCTTTGTATCATTGATAAAAATATCAAATATTATTTCAACCTCTAAAGAATTTTTTTCAATAATCATCTCACTGACAGCAAAACTTATTAAACCAACTTTTTTTATTAGAAAATCATGAATGTTATCTAAATTATTTTTAACTAATAATTCATCATATATTTTATAATCTTCCTCAGATAATATATTTTGTATGATATTCTTAACTCTCGATTCTAAATTTTTATGAAACTCATCAAAAATGACTTCCATCATATTTAATTTTATATTATGGCTCATACAAATTTATAATTATAATCATCAATAAAACTTATGATAAGTGTTTCCGGTATTCTTATACCACAACCCTTACATATGTAACCATCTTTTAGTTCATTCTTAATTAAAAGATTATTCTTTGAGCTCAAGAAATCAAAATTTTCCATATGACAAAAAGGGCAATCAAATCCAATTTTTTTCATTTTATATTTACGCATAAATTCTCCTAACAACAAAATATCAAAATATCTATAAGATATTTATATCTAAATATATATCATTAATTAATGTTGTGTCAACTTTATTATTATAAATCTGTTGTATAATTATTGGTTCATATTTATTTTTATTTTTATGTAGTCCTTTATCATTAACGCTAGCACCAATATTCATTTGAACATCTAATTTATCATAAGTAAATATATAATAATTTAACCAATACTCAGCAACTTTATTCATAACAAAAGCATTAATATCATATTTCCAGTTAATTTTATAATTCTTTACTGGCATCGTTAAAATTAACTCATTACCATAATTTTCAACAATCATATATGCTAAAATATCATTATTTGAATTTTCTACGTATGTGATATATGCTGGTTTAAAATTATTTAGATTATTTAGATAATATTTAATTCCTTTCATATTTTTATGATGCTTTATCCAATAATCTGTAATTTTTATTAATCTACGCATGGTTAAAGGATCAACTCTACGTGTAGTCTCAACTCTTAATTGACCATTTTCCACAAGTTGATTATTTTTATTGATATATGTTCTAACTCGACCCCATTTTTTGCCTTTCATTAAACATATCTTTTTAGCAGAATATATAAACTCATCATTTCCTTTATCAATCATGAGATTGTCAATATCTAAACCATAAATAATTACATCATCTATTGTTAATTTAGTTTTCACACCAATTAATGCTAAATCATTTATAATTTCTAACTCAAGTTTTCTATCATTATTTTTTGTAATTGGTGGTACTAAAAGATAAACATATTTATTATTCATTATATGCCCTCTTTTAAAAATCAAAAGAGCTTTTTTATAAAAAGTATATATAAATTTTTTTGATTGTGTTAAATACATAAACGATTTATAGAAACGATTATTTAGATTATTATAATATTGTGAATATTTTTCTAAATCATCAAACTCTATATGTTTAAATTTTAGTTCATTTAAAAATGACATTATTTTCTCCAAGTAGATTTTAAGCGTGGATTTGTTATCTTGAGTTTTAAATCCTTTAATAATTTAAATTTATCAAAATTTTTCATTATTAATGATGTATCTGATTCTTTCTTATAATGTTTAAGTACTTTAATTGGTTTATATTTCATTTTTTGTTTTTTAAGCTTCCCATTAAAACCACAATAACCTAAATTTATTAAAAAATGATTCCCTATTTTATTATACCAATTATCAATACCTCTAAGCAAAATCATCTCATTAGCTTCGGGTAATAAATTATAATCATAATGTCTATAACCAGTTGTTGATAAAATATGATCATTTGATATTTTTTCTGTTAATTCATATACAAGTTGTTGTTCACTTTGAACATCATGTATCGATAGATATTGAAACAAATCTAAATTATTGATGTCTTTATGATATCGCTTAATATATGCTGATGGGTCTTCCCAAATACGATTATTATTATTTTTCCATCTATTTAACCAATGATCAAGAAGATCTAATGATTTACTAATTGTATTATTGGAAGGATTTGTTATAAACAAATTTTCCATTAGATTAATATTTAATTGCTTCTCATATTGATTCTTACGCCATCTAAGTTTTTTAAAATCTTTACCTTTGAGTTCAATAAGCTTTTCAGAACTAGCAATATAATCATCAAAAGTTGATAAATATTTCCAATCACTATAATTATACCTTTCCATATCTTCTTCAGATATAATTATATTAACACCATGATTTGATAAGTAATCTATTATATCTTTTTCTTTATTGATATCACCATTTTTATTAATTGGTGCAGAAGATAGAGTTATAGACCCACCTTTTTTTCTCTTATATATTGATAAATTAAAATATAAAAAAGTATCATCAACTATTGTATAAAAATATTTTTCCTGACAATATAAATCTAAAAAACTCATACGTGAGGTTGAATAATCATGTGACTCAAAATATTTATCAAAATACTTTTGAATCTCTAAATGCTTATCAATTGATGGTTTTTTTATATCAAGATTGTTGAAAAAATCTATAAATTCTTTCATATGAGTTATCCCCTAAATAAAATCTTATCTCTTTTTCAAATTCAATGTATATTGGTTTTTGTAAAATAAAACCATCTTTTGTACCACTCATACAAGGCATATATTTAACACTTTCCCAAAATCTTGATAGTTTATTAATAGGATCATTATCATCTATAGTTTTACTAAAAATAAAATATCTATGATCATCTAAAACTATAATATCTAACGGAAATAAAGCACAAGATATTGGTTTATATTTTAAAGGATGATCACCATGATCAACTGCATATTTTTGTAATACACACCCTTTCATACTTGAGTTTATATCTTGCATCATAATACAATGATTTTTGTTTTCATTATCTTTTAATTCTTTTATAATATTAGACTTATTAAATATTTGTTTTATATTCGTTTTAATATCTTTATAATCTAAATCCTTTAAAATTATCTTAATCATATTTTTATAATCATCGGTAACTTTAAATGGAGAACCATTACAACATCCATATTTTTTAGGACATAAATAACAATTTAAACTTATACCATTTGCTAATGATATTTTATCAAAAATTAAATTTTTATCTTTAATTAACCGATCACCATTATTATGAATGAAATCATAAACTCTATTAATTGTAACTTTTCTTAATTTTCGATTTTCTAACCCAAAATAATGCATTAGTCTTTCTCAACATATTTTTTTAATTTATAATAATAGTCTTTTCTTTCATTTAAATGAGCCAATGCAATTTCGAGAGCAACCATTGCATCAGTAGTATGCTCAAATTCAATCTGCATACCTTCACACAGATCAGATGGTTTAAATTTTGATATATCAGATTTTTTAACTTTACTCCCCTTTAAAGAAGTCTTAAAGTTATCAATGTTTATATTAAATCTTGCTTCTATCTCTAATTTAGCTTCTTTAAACCCCATAATTTACTCCTTTATAAAAACATAAATTCTTTCAAATTTAAAACCAAACTTATCTTGAGTTCTTTCGTTTACATCTTTATTACGCATAAAAGGTGATTTATTTAGTTTTTGATTTAATATCTCATCTATCTTAAATCCTGTCTGTTTTGCAATGGAGAGCGTATCTTTCTCTAATGGGTATATCTTACCCTTAATAGTAACATCAGCAATGTTTATAACCAAACGTCCACCTTTTTTGAGTAAATACCACTGATTTTGAATCATAGGTAACAAAAAACCATCAATCCAATCATTATAATCATCACCATGTTTTAGATGATGTTGATTTTCATCACTTGAATATATTTCTTTTATAAAATAAGGTGGTGATGAAAAACATAGATCAAAATATTCCTTATATTTTTTTGGTCTAAAATCTTCAGCAGGACATTCGATAAAATCAAATTTTTTCTTACGAAATCCTTTCTTAGAATATGCTTTAACAATCATATCGTAAGATTTAAAATTTTTATGATTAACATCAACACCAACATATTCTTTACAACTAGAAGCTAAAAAACCAACAAGTCTCGCACCCCACCCCATTGAAAAATCAAAAACCTTGCCACGTCTACCATATAATTCATAAATTATTTTTGCAATATCCGGTTTATAATTATATGTAAAATAACCACCTGATAAAGATCTCAAAAATTTACGAAAAAATTTCATAGTTTTCTCATGCGATCTAAAAATTTTTTTATCTCTCAAAAACTTATCAAGCAATTTTTGCATTTTTATAGGATCATGCCATATATCATATAAAGATGGTTTATCATGTGATCTTGCTTCCCACATATGTTTAAAGAAAACATTTGCTAAAAGAACAAATGATACATTACCCCAATTTAGAAATTTCTCACCTTTTATAATTTCTATTTTATCAATAACACTCATTTGTTCTAATTTTTTGAAAAGACTTCTATAATCATTATCATCATTCCAATCTTCCCAATATATACCAAAATCAATTAACTCTTGAATATTATTTTTAAATATATCCAATGGTATATTAGCCTTTGGTATTAAACCCATATTATATTTTTGTAATATATTTTGTTTCTCTTTTTCTGTATATTGCTTTGAAATATATTTTGGCATAGTAACAAGATCCTTTATCTACAAATAACTTGATATTTCTTTTAAAAAATTAACCATATTTGAGTTTGTTCGCATACACATAAAATTATTAGTATCATAAATAGTAATTGCGCCAATTACATCAAATATATGTTTTTTAGCAAATTTATCTAAATTATCTTCAACTAACTTAAAAATTTCATTTACTGCATGATCACCTACATATTTATATAAGCTCTCATGTTTGCCATCTTTTAAAATTTCTTTTAATCCATCAAAATCACCTTTAAAATCGTTAAAATAAATTTGTTTGGGTATTTTATAAACCATAGAACCATCAACTTCTGTATATGCATTTGTAATAGCTATATTTTGTATTGTTTGTATTAATCTACGCATATCACAGCTATTATCAATATATTCATATATAAATTCTCTCAAAGTTGATTTATCTACTATTACAACACCTTCCATTTTACATATTTGTCTTATACGTCTAAATAAAGGTTTTTTAATCTCTTCAATCTCTTCTTTAGTAAAGTTAAAATTAATTTCTACCAATCTTGACTCTCTAATAGGTGCAATTATCTTATGCGGTTCATTTGCTGTAAATAAAAATATAACTCTACGAGAATGTTTCTCCATCATGCTACGCAATCCTGCTTGTAGCTGTGGTGTCATGCTATCGGCTTCTTCCAATATAACAATACGAGGTTTATTATTACGGAGACCTCTCTCACAATAATCTTTTAGTGTTCCTCTCAAAACATCAATACCTCTATCATCAGATGCATTAATAACTAAAGTCTCCCATTTAAGAGTTTTAGCTAAAGCAAAAGCACTGGTGCTTTTACCTGATCCCTGACGACCAGAAAATATCATACTCTGTACTTGACCAGAAGCAACCATATTAGCAAACATTGATGAATATCTTTTAGGTAAAATTACATCATTAATATTATTTGGTCTATATTTTTGAACCCATGTCATCTCATTAGATTGTTTATCTGTAATCTTTAAATCTGCCATGATTAATCTTCCTCAATAATCCAATTATTATCTTTGCATTTCAAACAATGTATTAATTCATTAATATCATACTTTTCTGTTACATCAATACCTTGTGGTTGTTTTAAAACCTGTTTATGACCACATGATGCACATGTAATAATTTTTTTATTTAATTTTATTTTATCCATAATTTTAATCCTTATAAATATATTTTAATTTATTTATTAGGTAACTGTGATTTGATTTTTTCAATTATTAAATCACAGTTACCTAATGTAAAATCATGATCTAATTCAGGGGTTATTTTAATTTGATATTTATTACTCTCATAAAAAATATGAAAATAATCATTTAGTTTAACTATCTTCATATAACTTATTAGACCCTCATTATCTCTATATGATTTAAATTTTATATTATCATTAGACATTTTTAAAATAACCCTCTTTAAATATTTTTTAATCTATATCTTCGAAATCATCATCCATTATATCATCATCTATTAAATGTGATATAGTCATATCATATTTACCATCATCAGAAACTAAGTATACATCTTCCTCTTCCTCAAAATAATAACAAGTCCAAGGCATTTCTATTAAATTATTAATATCTATGAAAAATTCATGATTATGATCAAATTTGCTTTCTTTTAAAAGATTTAATTCAATATCATATTCTCTCTCATTTTTAAGATCAATATTAATTAATTTAAAATTAATTTTATCTTTCTTTTTGCCTTTATTAAAAGATATACAAAGATCCTTTAAACCAAATTTACTTGAAATGTTTTTTAATTCCTTAATTGTCTCAGGTGCAAATTCAAATGAGAAAAAATTATGATCGTCTAACTCAGATAATCTACTTTTAAAACTATCAATATGTTCAACTGCCTTCTCTATATCATTCTCAATATCTTTTTTAATATCACCATACTCAAGAGTAAAATTAAAACTCTTTTTATCATTTTGACTTTTAAAAATTATTGACTCATTTTTAAATTGGTAATCAAAACCATCAAAAATTTGAAAAGCTGATATAAATTGATTTAAATCAGTAACAGCAAATTCCTCATTAAAAGTCGATCCCTCATATCTTAATATAATATCACCTGATGTTGATGTATTAACTAAAGCATCTTCTTTAAATAAAACAGAAGAGTTATCAATACTATTAATTACTTGCATAGTATTGATAATAGATTTTACATTGATATCATTATCCTTTGTTTTTTTAGCCATTATTATTCTCCTTAATCTTGTAATTCATCAATTGCGTCTTCTATGGCGTCCCTTAACTCATCCTCATCAAGATTTTTCCAACCTTTAATTTTTATATCAAATTCTTTCATGTATTTTACTAACTCTTTTTTATTCATTGCATCTAAATCAACCTCATCTTC